AATAGATACTAATCATAAAGAAATAGTTAAGGCATTACGAGATGCTGGTGCTACTGTGGTGTCACTTGCCGCAATGAAGCACGGTTGCCCTGACCTGCTTGTTGGTTATGCTGGAGAAACAGTATTAATGGAAATCAAGCGAGATGCTAAAGCCAAGTTCACGCCTGACCAATTAGAGTTTTTAGGTAAGTGGAAAGGCGGTGCAATTAGTCGTGTAGATAGTGTTGATGCCGCAATTAGAGCACTAGGTATTACTAGAAAAGTGTTATAAAATACACAAAAAGGAGCGTATTATGGATAAATCAATGGCATTATTCCTAGCAACATTGCTACATTCGGGGACTAATACCCATTTTTTCCATTGGGCTACCAAGTCTTACGCCAAACACAAAGCATTAGGCAAGTTCTACGAGAACATCATCGAGCATACAGATGCCCTAGCTGAAGCCTACTTTGGATGTTACGGTCAAATTACTGAATTCCCTAGCACTTACCATATGCCAAAAGAGCCATTGGCTTACTTGCAGTCCTTAAAAGCGTTTGTTAAAGATGCTAGAGCCGACTTGCCAACAGATACAGAGATTTGTCAGCTTATTGACAATATCGCCCAAGAAATCGATACAACCATTTACTTGCTTAAATTTAAGGCATAACTGTGGACTTTTTAAGACCCCAATCCTACAATTTGCCCGAAGGTGATGCAAGTCAACAAGATGAAGGGGCTAAATTAGCCCAATTTTTACGCAAAATTAGTGTTGGCGGTAATGTAAACCCTATGGGTCAAGCTGGAACAATGGTTCAAGGTCGTGCTGGCTATCAATTTGACCCTAATGAATCAGGCAACAATTTAGGTATTGGCGTTTCAGGTCAAGGCGTCTTAAACAATAAATATAACATTCCGACTTTAATCAACGGCATTGATGTTAGTTATGGTAGCCCTGCACAAAGCATTACCGCTGGTTATTATCCAAATAAAAGTGAATTTATGGGCAACCCTGTAGGTAGGGGTGGTGTTAGTTTGACTTACAGAAAAACATTTGATTGAGGAATAATAATGCCGTTGGATAAATCAGGATCAGCCGAATCTGTCGGCAAGAACATTAAAGCTGAAGTTAAAGCTGGTAAACCTAAAAAACAAGCACTTGCCATTGCCCTTAATACTGAGCGTGAATACGCTAAAGGCACACGCAAAGCTAATTTAGAAGCCCAGTACGACAAATATATTGGCGAAAAAGATTGAATCGTAAAGATGCCATCCGTGCCGCAGTAGAAAAGCACGATAAGCCGATAGCTAAGACCACTAAGGGTAAGGGTCGGCATTATCAGTCAGTAGAAGAAGGTGCAGGAATGACTGAAGCTGGTCGTAAGGCGTACAACGCAAAGAATGGTAGTGATTTAAAAGCACCCCAATCATCAGGTTCAAGGCACGATAGTTTTTGTGCTAGATCGGCAGGATGGAATGGGGAACGGGGCAAAGCGGCAAGAGCAAGGTGGAAATGCTAATGAAAAACGGACTTTATGCCAATATTCACCGTAAACAGGAACGGATCAAGCACGGTTCGGGTGAACACATGAACAAGGTTGGTAGCAAAAACGCCCCAACTGCCAAAGATTTTAAAGAATCTGCCAAGACTGCCAAGCCACAAAGCAGAAAAGACATGATTCGTCAAAAGATGAAAGATATGTAATGGAACACATGAACCACAAATACCCTAAAGAAAACGCTTTACTTAGACCGCATAAAGAATCTACATACGAAAAGAACCTCAGATTGCGTTTAGAGCGTAGAGCCGCTATTGCCAATAAAGTTAAAGACTTGGATAAAGAAGTCAAGTAATGGCTACGCTGGCTGACTTATTGCGTAAAAATGCAGATAAGATAATTAATCTGCCAGCAGAAGCACAGCGTTTTATTACCAATCCGCAAGCCTTTACGGAATTATTTGGTGCAAATCAACTTCCAAAAGAAACAGGATTTGCCGCTGGAGCAGTTGGAGTACCGCCAAAAAATATAGTTGGTGGGGGAGTGTTAAATCCGCCTAACTATCAGTATAATGAAGGTTATGAATCGGGCGAACCTATTGGTATTGCCGCATCGCTATTACCCATAGCAGGATTTAAAAAAACGCCAAAAGCGTTTAAGGAAGCAAATGGAACAGGATTTTTCGACACAGGAGATATTAGAAGGGTTGGATTACATAAATCAGACCTTAATCCTGCACGGTTTAGTTCCGATGACCTTAGAGCAGTACAAGGAAACCTTGAAATACCCAATCTCAGACGAGATATTACCGCATCGTTAGATCAAATCCTTGCAAACCCTGAAATAAACCCAGCGGTACGCTCTGCTAAACAATTAAATCCTAGTTTTAATTTAGAAGCAGTACGAGCCATGCCGCCATCTTCACTTGAAAAGCAGTTTCCTATTGCTAAAACCTATGAAGAAATGGTGAAGGGAATAGAACCAACATTGCAAGCAAAAATGTTTGCTCAATATTTACGCTTACATCCTGAAGCTGTACGCAAATCAGGGGCTACAAATTATTCTGAACTTGTACCTGCTAGCTATGAACAATTGGGCAAAGAAAATGCCCAGCAATTAGACCGTATGCTAAATCAAGGCATGAATCTTTCTTACCATAAAGGTGATTTAAATTACGCTGGATCACCACAGATGTTGGAAGATGCTTTAATAAACAAGCACATGTATACCTTTGCTGGTGGAGAGCCACACGAATTACTTAACAGAATTGATCCGTACACAGGGTTAAATGAAAACCAAGTATTTCGTGCCGTACATGATTACTACGGACATGGGCCTACTGGAGCAAGTTTTGGCCCTAAAGGTGAAGAATTAGCGTTTGGTTCTCACAGCCAGCTTTACAGCCCATTGGCAAAAATGGCGGCCGCTACTGAAACACGGGGTCAAAACAGTTTTGTAAACTATTCAGGTATCAATGCAGATCTTCAAAAACAGATGATTCCACTAAAGCTACAGCAAGAGCGTTTAGCTAGAGCAGGCCAAGATACATCGGCAGTAGATGCAAAATTAGCAGAATTGGGAGCACAAACTCAATATGCCCAGCAAAAAGCGTTTTTATTACCACCCGAAATGATTGATGTTGGTTACACGGGCGGTATGCCTGACTACCTAAAGCCATACATAAACCCAAATAATCCAACAGCGGCCACAGGTTATCACTTCAGCAATTTGCCTGATTTAGTCCAAACCGATATCACTAAATACGGTAGCGGCATTAAAGGTGCGGAAACCAATAGATTAAAAATGGCTGATGCTTTACGCAACAGAACTTACTTTTATACCAATCCAGCCGATAAAGAAGCTGGACTAGGCCCAAACCAATATAGTGCGGATATGAACAAGCTATACGATTTAGCCGCTGATCCTGACAGATTAAAGCAAACCGCCCAAAACTATAACCAATATCAAGGCATTGTTGATAAAAACGCTACTGCTAATGCTTATGAGCGTATGAGTAATCAAGCAGGATATGAGGGCATATTAACTCCTCAAGGCATTATTAGTTTTGAAAACCAAGTTGTGAAACCCGTCAAATAACGCTACAATTAACTTATCTTAATCAACCACTTGGGTAAGGTATGAGCATTAAACAACAAACAAATAATCCAAAGGGCAGACCAAAAGGTAGCCCCAATAAGTCCACAGCAATGGCTAGGGAAGCGATAGCACAGTTCGTAGAGGGTAATGCACCAAGTATGCAGAAGTGGCTAGAACAGGTCGCTGATGGCGTTAAAAACGATGACGATAAATTCATAGTATTACCTAATCCTGAAAAGGCTTTTGGTATGTTGCAGAGCGTCATGGAATACCATTTGCCTAAATTAGCCCGTACTGAACACTTAGGTGACGAAGATCAGCCAGTTAAGATCATTCACGAACACAAGTTCCTAGATTGAAAGAGTTAGTCAAGAAGTACGAATATCCCTACAAAGCTAGGGATGCGTTCTTAGACTTTCATTATAGGACTGAACGCTGGGCTGTACTAACCTGTCATCGTAGGGCAGGGAAAACGGTGGCTACTATCTGCGACATGATTCGTAGGGCTATCATGGAAAACAAGCCTGACAGCCGATACGCTTATATTGCCCCCTTTTATGCACAAGCTAAAAACATTGCTTGGGATTACCTTTTAAAATATGCAGAACCAGCCATTGTCAAGGCCAACCAGTCAGAATTATGGGTAGAACTGGTTAATGGGGCTAAGATCAGGCTATTTGGTGCTGACAACCCTGATGCCTTGCGTGGTCTATACCTTGATGGGGTAGTGCTAGATGAGTATGCAGACATGAAGCCTAGATTGTGGGGCGAGATTGTACGGCCATTGCTTACAGATAGAAATGGCTTAAACGGCTATCAAACATGGGCTACATTCATTGGTACGCCAAAGGGTCACAATGCGTTCTATGACATCTATACAGAAGCCCAAAAGAACCCTAGCTGGTATGTCAAGACGCTAAGAGCAGACCAATCAGGCTTGATTCCTGAAGCTGAATTGCTTGATGCACAACAATCTATGTCAGCCAACCAGTACGAACAAGAGTTCCTTTGCTCATTTGAAGCCGCTATTCTTGGTGCTTACTACGGTCAAGAAATGCGTAGGATCACAGATATGGAACGGATCACTACTGTTGACTATGACCCTATGTTTCCTTGCCATACTGCTTGGGACTTGGGTTTCAATGATTCCACTAGCATTTGGTGGTTTCAGGTGGTTTACGGTGAGATACGGGTGCTAGATCACCACTCTAGCAATGGTCAAGCCGTGCCGTATTACACAGGATTACTGCAACAAAAAGAAGATGAATTTGGGTACAAATATGGCACTCATTGGCTACCCCATGACGCTAGAGCTAAAACTATGGCAAGCGGTGGTAAGAGCATAATCGAACAAATATCTGCAAAAATTGACATAAAACATTTAAAAATTGTTCCAAACCTGTCAATTCAAGACGGAATACAAGCAACACGACTTGCATTAACTCGCACTTGGTTTGATAATAGATGTGAAGAAGGCATTGAGTGTTTACGACAATATCAACGAGAGTGGGATGATGATAAGAAAGTATTTAGGGATCGCCCAAAAC